GCATTCCTGTTTATAGGCTCTAAATAGAATGGGATGCTTTGCATCCCATTCTATTTATTCGCCGTATTAAAGGAGGTGCATAGCACCTCCTTTATAGGCTTTATCCCTATATTGATGTTGCGGAACGCAACATCAATATAGGGATTTCGCCGTATTAAACAGGAATGCTTCGCATTCCTGTTTATAGGCTCTAAATAGAATGGGATGCTTTGCATCCCATTCTATTTATTCGCCGTATTGATCTAAAAAATCACCTCCACATGTGCAATAGCACACGAATGGTAATTTTATGATAATTTTATATGGAAAGAATCTACACTTGACATGCAATTTGCATAGTCCTCTTGGGACTGCATTAATGTTGCATAGAGCGTCTTTTGGGACTGCATCAATGTTGCATAAAACGAGTCTTGACACTGCACCGATGTTGCACCACGCAACATAGGCTCTGCCTCATGTAGCATCGTGCTTATGGCACATATTGCTGTATTACTCCTTTGCACGAAGATAAAACAACGCCCCTGGGATGCCTCAAACCCTTGTGGGTATACAGGGGCACAGACATCATAGGGTGATGCCAGCGGCGTGGGTGCCTGCAGGGGTGTAGACACCCCCGCATGGGACGGATCATTGTTTGCCGCAAAGGCGGACATAGCGAATAAGAAAGATAAGATAAAGCGTGGCATAGTTGAATGTTAGACGCGAAATCGAGAGGGTTATTTGTAAATTGTAAAAAAGTGAATTCAATTTTATACGATAGATCCCGCAGAGCGGAATCTATTGTATAAAAATTCAAACAGCCTAATACAATTTTTAAAATAAGAAACAGTAGAATGAACCGTCCAATCCCTTGGAACAGTGAAGCAGTCGCCATTTCCCCCTTTAAAACCTTACAACGAGCGAAAGATGCAGAAAAAGCATATAAGAACCATGAATCCATTGGATTTACAGCCACATCTTCCTTAAAATCGATGGGACGCATACCACGCGCATCAGGAGATTATATTGTGGGAGACAAATATAAAGCCATCCTGAAGAAAAAATAGTATTATAAAGAAGAATAGAATGAGTACATTATAGAATTGAAACTGCTTTGCAGTTTCAATTCTATAGCATCCTGATTCTATAGATGCGAACGAGAATAAATTCTCGTTCGCATCTATAGAATGAGTACAGCCTATACTTTGAATCGCTATGCGATTCAAAGTATAGGCGTCCTGATTCTAATTCTAAGAAACATATTTTGCTTTGCAAAATATGTTTCTTAGAATTAGAATGAGTGTATATGCATCCGTCCCCCAATCCGGTCCTTCTGGAAATCTGATCATTAACCAATTTACGCGTCTACGAGATGATACCTGCGATGTGGAACAGCGCATCAAGGATGCTTCCGGTCCTGGTGTGTATCAAGTGACCAACTTGGTTCCTTCCCAGCGAGCGGCAATGCGAGTCGAAATCCCGAATCCTACCATACTTGGTCGCGAAGGATTTGGCTACAATAACCGTGCCATTGACGATGATTCCCGTCTGCGCACGGATCAAACCCAGGAAGGGCGTTTTCGTGCGCCCCTGCATATGCAGGGACGTCCTTTTGCCACTGTTCCTTACATGGGACGTGGTCGTGGGCAACCCGATATTGAAAGTGGCTTGATTTATTCCGATTGGGCACGCATTGAACGACCTTGCGGAACTGTGACAGAAACATTCTTCTCCAATCAGTTTACCCCCCTTGTGCCGCACTTACAAGCACATATTCAATCAGAATCTAACCTCATTGAGGAAGTAGCTGCAAAAGGCTGGGTGAGGGGGGGTATTCCAGCTCGTTTGTTAACGAAAGATTTAAATTTGTAACCTATTATATATCATTAGAACGTTTAGACTGTTTTAAAAAAGGTATTCCTGCTTAAAAGCAATACCAGCTTATATACAACCAGTATTTTTATTTAAACAGTACTATAGTTATAATACTAATAAGATGAGCTCTACAGAAAACATCGCTCCCTGTATAGCAGATCACCCCAAACCTCCAAAAATATGTTATAATTTAGAACTACTAAATAAACATCTTACAGCGGATGAAGCAACTATCGATGGAATAATACCTGAAAAATTAGGACAAAATGCAATCATAAACTTTATTTGTAAATGCGGTGCAAAAGATACAAAAAAATTTGCTATGATAAATGTAACTGGTATAAAATGTAAAACCTGTAAATGGAAAATTGCAGTAGAACGTAGACATAAAAGTAATTTAGAAAAATATGGTGTTATTAGTGTAACACAAGTGAAAAGTATTCAAGACAAAGCAAAAAAAACAAATCTTGTAAAATATGGAGTTGAAAATCCATTTTTTTCAAAAGAAATACAAGCTAAAGCTTGTAAAACTCGTTTAGAAAAATATGGTGGAGAATATACGTTACAATCAAAAATATTATCTGAACAAATTGCAAAAACAAATTTAGACAAATATGGTGTAAAAAATATTGTAGAAGCATCTTTCTTTCGAGAAAAATCAAAAGCAACTTTAATTGCAAATTATGGAGTTAATCATCAAATGAAATCCGCTGTTGTAAAAGAAAAAGCCAAAGAAACGAATCTTATAAAATATGGAACAGAACACTGGTTTCAAGCTGAATCAATTAAAGATAAAATAAATGAAACATTTATTATAAAATATGGAGTATCAAATATAATGGCTTTACCAGAGATAAAAGATAAAATAAAAAAAACATGTCTTGCACGTTATGGAGTTGAAAACTCATTCCAATCAAAAGAAATTCGAGATAAGATTAAAGCTACATTACTTGCAAGATATGGAGTCGAGCACCCGTCTCAATCCCTAGAAATTCAAAGCAAATCTCAAAAATCAGGATACAAATACCGAGATTATACTACTCCATTAGGTATTATTCGCAAAGTACAAGGGTACGAACCTCTTGCACTTGATATACTGTTTAAAACAGAACATCAAGATGAATCAAATATTATAACAGATCGCATGGAAGTTCCACGTATTGCATATACAAAAGAAGATGAATCCGACCATTATTACTTTCCAGACATTTTTATAAAATCAGAAAAGAAACTTATAGAAGTTAAATCAACTTGGACTTATTCACTCCATTTAGAAACAAATCAACGCAAGTGGAAAGCCGCTCAATCCGCTGGTTACACGATGGAATTCTGGGTATTTAGCAGTAAAGGAGAACGAACCGTGATCACAGTTCCTTCCATGGTGAGTCCATTTCTCACAATTGAAGAACCCGAGAATGTTTAAGCTAAACTTTCAGCAACATATATATTGGTGCGTTTACGTTATATTTATAATAAAAAGATATAAATATAAATTATAAAAAGAAATGGAAACTTATAAAACTCATCCATATTATACACATCAACCATTTTTTATTGAAATAATAAAATTTACAAATGGTAATATTTTAGAATGTGGTTGTGGAGATGGAAGCACAATCATGATAAAAGAACAAATTAAACATACTAGTAGAAAATTAATATCTCTTGAATCTAATCTTGATTGGTTGAATAAATATAAACATTTGGCGAATCCATTTCATGAATTATATCATGTAGAGGCAGGTAGTGATGATACGTTAGAAAATGGCAATAAATGGGTAGACTTTATTAAGGATAATAAATTAAATGACTATGAAATTGTGTTTCTGGATTCATCCCCTTGGTTATCAAGAAAATGTTGTTTTGATTATTATTTAAATAAAGCTAAAATTATTATTATCCATGATTTTGATTATTTTCCAATTAATAATATAATTGGTACTGTAATTAATAAAGAAATAAAATATTATAATGGTAAATATCAACAAAAAACAAATTGTAATTTAGATGGTATTGTAAAAAATTACAAATTATTTTATCCTCCTGATGAATATTTTCCTGGTTCAACTGGACCGCCCACATTAGTCTGTAGTAATATAATGGATCCCCATGAGTTTCAAACACTTATTGATACAATCGAACGAAATATTAAGTCATACTATTAGTGTAAATTATTGTATAGAATGAATCGAGAGGATAGCCAATTAATATATTACATACGATCGGTATTTACAAATAGATAATCATTATGAGTTCCATCCCATCCAGGATTTGTTGTCTTATTATAATTTGAGAAATTGGAATGGAGTGTATATCGTTTCGATTCTAAAAATCTAACAATCTCATCATAATCCTTTGTATATATCTCAATCAGCATGTAAGAAGGGCGATATTTATCAAGATTGAGTCCTTTTAGAATAGGCAGTTCATATCCTTCTGTATCCAAGGATAAAAAATCAATCGTATTGGATCCTAGATGTGTATCTAAGATTGCTTCAAGAGTGATTGCAGGAACTTTACAGAGATTTGTACTATGAAGGCGCGCTCCTGCCACACTTGACATCAGATTCGTGGATGTAAAATCACCTTCCACAAAGGGAAGCGTGTATTCATTGCTAACACATGCATAGTGTAAACAGATTGATGATGGTCGATTCACTTTACATAATTCGTAGGCAGCATGGGATGGTTCAATTAAAATTCCTTTCCATCCTCGATATTTTTCAAAGAAGGCAGTATTACTTTGTGTAAGACCATTATTGGCACCTAATTCAATATAAAATCCATTTCGTTTTCGAAAGAGTTGATCTAATTTTTCTTCAAGATATACACCTTGATTATCCACATGAGAATAACGATGGATAGGAAATCGCGATTCACACACAAACCGTGTTCGATCCATCTGTGTCATAGAAGAGACTTGATTTGAAAAGATGTGATAATCTCTGTAATAGTCTGTCTTTAATCGGTGCACCAGTTCCCTACTTCCTACCACAATATCACATCGTTCCAAACGAGGATCCGTATTGTTATGATATTCAACCAATCCTGTGGATTGAAGTCGCTTTACCATGGTAGTTAAATCGATTTGATCTGTAAACCATCCTGCTCCTCCGTGCGCTCCTGAATAGGAAGAAGCAGATCGACTATACTCTTCATATCGAGCATGCAGATCTGCAAGCGTAGACATACCATTTAATTCCTTCCAAAGCTTCACTGTTCCAACATTGTAACACATGGGTAAATATCCGTAATTACGCAAGGTATCTTTGTAATCAATGGTATGAAATTTGCTACGATCGTAGGAGAGGAGTTCCTCTTTAAAAAAGCGGGCAGATAAGGGAACAATGTCAATGTCTGTAATTAAGACAGATTGATTGGGATCTGATGAGACCAAGGAAGGATAGTACAAGCGAAGACTTTGCGCAACAAAGGCAGTATGAAGTCCTGGTGGAGGAGTGAAACATACAATGGTATACAGTGTTTGTAATTCAATTAATTCTGTTGGAAGTGTGGATCCTACATAGATGAGATAAGGAGTGTATCCAAGGGCAGTCCATGATTTAAAAAAGAAGGGAACACATGCCAGATAGTGAATATGCTCATTCACAGTTGCAAGCACAATGGTCGACATTTTAATACTATATCTAAATAGATGTTTAAATATGGTATTAAATGAAATTATACACGTATACATTAAAATTAGAAGATATCATTTGTTCTGATAAATATTTACAGGCATTTCCAGATGTATATATAAAAACAGATCATTTTTATAATGGAACCGCACGTTCACAAGCTCATTTGATTGTGAGTGGGCACAGTGATTATAGCGTAACAACAGCGCTTTACGAACGTTATCGACCATATAGTTGGTGTTCCATTAATGCAGAATCACCCTATGTACATGGCTTACCCCTTGGAATCACGAATTATTATGCAGATCGACCTATTTTTTCAATTTATGGAAACAAAGAACAGATGGTGACTGTGAGTCAACGTGTCATAGATCGATCCAAGTTGTTATACATGAATTTTAATGTGCATACGTATCCAGTAGAACGAATACACGTACAAACTATGTTCCAAGATCGTGACTACGTTACCTACGAGACTCCTGAATCTACGTTAGAAGGGCGAGAACGGTATTTAATGAATTTACGATCTCATAAATTTACGTTATGTCCACGAGGAAATGGAATCGATACACACCGAATCTGGGAAGCCTTGTATATGGGATGCATTCCAATTGTAAAACGGAATATAGTTCATAAAGATTGGGAAGATCTTCCTATTTTATGGATTGATACGTGGGACTGTATTACAGAAGAGTTTTTAACTACATCCTATAGTTCTATGCTTCAAAAAGACTATGCATTTGAAAAACTAACCGCACAGTATTGGATCGATCGCATTCGTACATATAGTGAATAAAATTGATCAATATACTATGATTGGTTTCTACAAGAAACAAATCATAGCATGTCGCTTGAAATAGTTCAAGACAGTGGTTTACAGACGATTGATTTTCAACTGGGCGACCGTGTTGTTTACAATCCAAATACAGAGGATCTTCTTCCTGCGGAAGAGCGTCCACACGATCACGGAACTGTGATTGCGATTGATGAGCATTATATCACAGTAAAATTCGATCATCCTGAATATGTTGGTAAAATTCTACCATGGGGAGTCGTGAAGTTGTGCGTTGCAACAGGATAGTGACTGATTCTAAAAAATTATGCCTATTTCTTTGAAAAAAATTGAATTCATTTTTTCATAAATAAGAAGATTTCCTCTCTCTCTTACTTGTTAAAATGTCTCTTAAAGATTTAGGTAAAGGCCGTCTCGCTGCAGGCACTACAACTGGTCCTGAAAAATTCTTTCAAGGTCATAAGGAGTTCCTTGCGAAAGGAGCTGCTATATTCAGCCTCGAAAATGGAATCCTCACTTTCATAAAGAGTGTGTCTGTTGATGAATTTCGCGATCTGTTCCCAAAGATGGTGGAAAATGCTTATGCGTATGAAAACAACTTCAAGTCTGCCCGCTATGTACTTGATGCTGCCAAAGTTCGCGCTGATGCTGCTGAACAGGCAGCTCGTGATGCCAACAACAATGCAGGTATTCCTGCTGCTCGTGCGATATACAACGCCGCACTCGAGACATACAAACAGCAGGTCGCTGCATCCTATCGTCTCCCTGGGTTCCTTGCAACGCAAAAAGTGGTCATCCCCTTAGATGTCTACCACTTTAGCGATGAGGAAGCCATAAATTTTGTGGCAGATACCGCTCGCTATGTCAGGCATCTTGTAAATGCCGCGTCTTATGAGCCACTTGCTCCAAGACTGGCTCCACATGAGGTGCTCGATATGTACGTCAGCGCCCTTAGCGGCATGCTTTTGGATCTGCAAGAAACAGGTCTAACCAAGACCACTGCAGACGTGATCACGACATTCTATCGTGCGGTAAAGTCTCTCCTTACGGGATCTCACCCTGAGGCTGTGATCGCACAAAAGAATGCAGCGGCTCTCACAAAGATGCCAAGCACTTCCAATTCGCTGGAGAAGTTCCTCGTGTCGGATTCCATGGACCTTTCCACGCTCCTTCATATATTCGGAAAGGTCGTAGAGCGATCTTTGCGTTATGTAGATGCCACATTTGCGTATGGCAAGGGTGCAGATGCAATGTTCGCCAGTGTTGCTGCTCTGTCCAAGGGATCCACCTCTTCTGAGGCATTCTTGGCAGAATACATGCGCATTACAACTGCGCGCGATCTTGCACTTGGAGATCTTTCCAGTGGCACACCCAATCGTATGGCAAAGTCACTCGTCGCAGTCCTAACTGCGTCTGGACTTCCACAATTGGCGCCCCTCTCCCCTGAGACTCTTGAAGCTGCCATGACTCAACTTGTGGCTCATCTTGAGACTTCCCCCAAGGCTCGTATTCCATGGGCAATGTGGTTTGATACTCTACCAGGTCTTCGCGCATTCACCTACATTACAGGTCAGTTTGTTGTCGATACAAAATCTGGAATAAAGTCGAATGAAGCCCAGTCCATGGAGACAAGCTCAACCACTGTTACATTCACGCCTCCCCCTAGTGATGCGACTGGAAAGTATGTGGGTGTTCAAATTCCTACACGACCTTCCTCAGGTCAATCTCTGGTGCTCACTTGCACTGTCGAGTCTCTTGGTGGAAATGCCACGGAGGCAACTGGAGTGAAGGGTGCTGGGGGTACAAATCTCCGTCTTACAACAGGTAACGCCTGCATCGACTCAGAACGTCCTGGATTTGCATCCAGCGGTAAGATGTCTGGTAAGATGTCTGGTAAGGGCACTTTTGTCGATAGTCCCATGGGTCCCATGAATCTCAAGAAGCCAATCACCGCCTGTGTCTGCACAGGCAGTACTGGAACAATCGCCATCATTTCGAATGATGACAAGACCTACGGATCTCTGGTCGTGACTGCAGAATCTCCTCTCTTCCTTGCCTTCCAACAGGCAATTGTGACGATTACGGGGACTCACCAGGCAATTTCCACCCTTCCTGCGGATGTGCAATCCTACTTGCACACAGCCGCGTCTGCCGCTTCCAAAGCCGCATCCACTGCCGCTTCTGCCGCATCCACAGCCGCTTCTGCTGCATCCACAGCCGCTTCCAATTCCTCTTCTTCGAGCAATGCTTCTTGTAGCCCTCCCACACCATCTCCTTCGCCTCCTTCAACGGAACGGGAGATAGGTCGTCTTGAGGCAATGATTCAATTACTCAAGGTGAAAGTTGCGGACCTTACATCTCTTACACAAGACAGACCGCATGGTAGTGGACTCGATCGCGAACGGATCCTAACGGCAAAGAAAGCAAACCTCTCCTTGCTGGCGACTGCTCAATCTGAGTTGGTGACTGCCCAAAAGGCACTTGCAGCGCTCACTAGCGCTCCTGCCAAGCCGGCGTCTCCTTCGCTTGCTGAGCTTGAGATTGCGGCTTTAAAAGCCCAATTGGCACTGGCAGAAGCAAAAGCTGCAGCTGCAGTATCTGCTCCCTCAGCTGCAGCTACGGCTGCAACTACAGTATCTGCTCCCTCAGCAAAAGCTGTTACATGGGGGCAACAAATCCTGGAGCTTCTTCTCAAACCTGGATCCACTACTATGAAAGGTACCATCATCCTCCTCATAGAGGGTGGTGCAGATCTTACGCTCAGGTGTCCTGATGGTAGAACGGCACTTCATCTCGCCAGCTCAAAAGGGCATGAAGATGTCATTCGTGCTCTCCTTGATAAGGGTGCCGATCCCACGGCTGAAACCCTTGGCGGTAAAACCTGCCATGCTATTCTTACGGCATCTCAGAATCCAAGGCACAAAGCCCTTGCTGCTACGCTTGTCAAAGAGAAACTCATCTCTGCGTAAACATTTCGAGGCTCCGCCTCCCCCCTGTACAGATTTCTACATATTTGAGGGTTGAGCTTTGCTCCCCTCCTAGTTTCTTCTCTGCATGTTTTAAAATATGAAAGTCAGACATGATCTGATTTTTCAAATTTTTATATTGCATTATTAGAATCAGATGAGTTTAGCCGATCGTGCCTCTGCCTATGACAGCGCCTGGAACCGCATCAACTCGACCGAAGGTGCCTTAGTCCGCGATAATGCCTCCTTTGGAATGTTTAATTATACTCAGATTCCCGAGAAGTTCACGCATCCCAAACAAACACGCAATGCACTTGGACTTGTAGGAGGCAATGAAGTGAGCAATATTAGTGGATCCGCAGTGGATCTGGAAAGCGATCTGTTTGGTATTACCCGTAACTTGACCAAGTGCGCTCCACGGGAGTATGTTCCTGCTTGTCCGCTAGGAGGCAAGGACTGCCCTACCTATCCCAGTGATCGTACCTTTATTGATCGTGCCACCGGTGTGAAACATACCATCCGAACCGCTCCTCGTGATCTTCCTACCTCTCAATTCACCTCCTATCCTGGTGTTGGAAGCCCTATCTCCTTGAAACAGTCGATTGCCTATCCCCGATTATTCTAAATATTATAATTCTAACTATAGCATTTTATCGTTGCTATAGTTAGAATGGTGTTTGGAAAAGAGTTGCTATGCAACTCTTTTCCAAACTTAGATTCTAAAATTAGAAAAGATAATGTTCTCCTCTGGAGAACATTATCTTTTCTAATTTTAGAATGGCAGCATTTAAACATGCTATCTTTTTTGATAATGATCCTAAAAATATAAAACGTGTACGTGAATTATGCCCATCGATTACATGCGTATCTATTCCAGAAACAGCAGATATAAAAGAACGTTTCTGGAAGGATCCAATTATGGAAAGATATCTTGAGCAATTAGGTAAACCAAATATATATGTAAATGCTATACAGACTAAATTGGAAGGTGATACATATGATGAAAAATGTGGAATTCAACAAGTACATATTGATACACTAAATACTTGGATAACAAGACTTCCAAAAGGAGAATCTGCAGCGATTATATTTGATTGGGATCGAACCATTACTATGGTGGAAGGTATTGTTCGATTTAGTAGAATATCATCAGTTGAAGATGACTATTATAAAATGATGGAAATGACATCCGATAAAGATACATTTAGAACAAAGTTTCGTACACATATGTGTGCCTATATATTTGGAGGAATGGAACGATTCAAAATGCTTCGTCGTTTATTTAAAGATATTTATGATAAAGGATATGAAATATTTATACTTACAAATAATGGAGCATGTGGATCAGATGATTTGTATAGCTATATTAAATTATTATCGCCTTTATTACCAGATCATACATCTAAAATATTATCTAAAAATATGTTATGTTCAGGTGATACTACTAAGTATAAAGGCGATAAAGGTCTGTTATTAAAAGAGCATTCTCAATTTAAAGGTCTATGTCCTGATGCAGCTCCTCCATCTGAAACTATGGAAAATAATGCCCGATCCAGAAAACGCCGACGTCGGCGTCGTCGAACAACAAGGCGCCGATAAAAAGAAGAATACCTTTCTAGAAGGATGTACGCAAGTGTCAATGAACCAAGAGTCGATCGTTCCTTTAACCGACAACGATATGATACTATCCACACGATTGATGATATGAGGGTTACCACCGGTCCCGGTCGCTACTCCTTAGCGGATCCTGGATTAACCAATATGGCAGCGTGCTTGGCTCCCGAACCGACCATTCGTGCCCAAAAATGGGCAGCCACCCCCATTAACAACAGTTTTATCCGTACCGATGTGGAAAGCGATCTCTTTAACATTGATCGCCCTGGATCCCGTGTCATCGGTCATCAGTACAACCCGCATAAAAATAAGGTGAACGATGCAAAGACTACGGCTCCCAAGGAGTGCGATTTTCCTCAAACCTACAGTCGCTTGGTGGATCCTCCTTGCACCGGTCGCGGTGTGGGTTGGAATCGTTTTGAATATCTTTGCCAAAATCCCCAGGAACATGTGATGATGCCGTTTGATTGGTTAGTCATGGATCGCTTGCGTGCAAAGGATGCCACGCGATTGGGACGCTGTGCAGCTCCGATCAAACCTCCTGCTGGTCCTGGACATGCCATCACGATTGAATCGGTGGCACCACGAGATTTTGGAAATATCCAGGAAGCTACTGCGATGCAAGTAGATCCTTCTTTGTACTGGAATCCTGAATCCACCCACTTTGCACCAAGTGGTGAAAACCGTGTTGGAAAATGGTAATTCTTTGGTAAACGATCTCGTTTATAGAAGAATTTATTTATTTGAAATTAAATACTCCAAACATGTTGTTGGATTGTTTATATTTTTTATAATATATAAAATTGTCTTTTTTGGTAAAAATATCAATAACTCGATTGTTGGATATGCCTTTTTAAATTCAATCGGATACAGTAATCGAAATAGAAGAAAGGATAAATCATTGTTTTTCCACTGATCCTCACGACTAGTTCCTTTGGAAAGGTACCGTTGTATACTCTTTGTTTGGATAGCAGAAAGGGGTTTCTTTTTGATAGAATATATATCCATAAATGTGTTTGTCTTTGTATCATATAATAGTCTAAATAAGAGATATATATCACGAAAAGGAATTGCAGAATGTACAACACTTCCATAATCAATGGCTTGAACAAGATATCCATGGGTAGGAATCGTATGACCGTTTATTTCAATTGTTTTATTTGATGTACGTACAAGTCCAATATTTCCGATATGAAGATCACGATGGGTCCAACCTTCTTGTTGAAGAATGCATATAATCGAAAAGATTTGAATATATAAATCATATACAATTACTTGAGATGGATGAAAATGGTGCTCTTGAATATACTCTTTGAATGTTAGATCTATCTTTGAATAAACAAGCATGTCGTTTGCATGATCATATAATGTCATAAATTGATCTGGATATTTTGCAGCAACAGTCGTTGCAAACAATATCTCGTTTTTTCCAATGGATCCGGTTTTTATTGCATAATGTGTTCCATCTGTATTTACACTATTATATACAGTTCCATGCATTCCTTTTCCGATGATATTCTTTTTTATTAAACGATTTAAGAATCGTTTTTTCTTCCGTGTAGCCATCCCTATATATAATTTGTAAAAAGTTTCAAACCATAGAAGAGTATGAACGCATCCCTTCTTCTTGTTGGAGGTGTTGCATCAGCACTTCCTGCCCTTTTCGTAAAAGAATACCTCCATTCGAATCAATCGTATTGGGTCGGTCTTTCGTTTCTATCGTGTACAATTTTGATTTATGTCTATATTCTTCTATTAAAGAGTACTAGTGTATGCAGTACATATCCTCTTTTAAAAGTAGTCTCTATATTGTTTGTGATTGGAACGGGGATTTGTTTCTTTGGTGAACAACTCACACTCAGACTAGCAGCAGGAATCTTAATGGGAGTGGGGTCGATCTATCTCCTTTCAAATTCTACCCCACAGTAGAGTTTCTATGGAGGTTGCAACATTAGCTGGAATGTTAGGATTAGGATATATGTTTTCCTCCAAAAAGGAAGGCTTTAAGAGTGGGGAATCCACTGCTGCAAAGAAATATGAACGAACTCCTGCCAATCGTCCAACCATTCCCGGGTCTCCACGACAACCCAATACCCGTACCATTGGCGGCTATGATCGTCAATTTCGCGTTCCTACCGGTGGATCCCTTCCTAGCGAACCTTTTCCAAAAGGCTTGATTAATACGATGCCAGATCATTTTCCCATTTCACCTCCTACCTTACCAGTTCCCACTGGATTAGCGGCTGATTTTCCCGTGTTGCAGATGCGTCCCGATTCCATCGAATACAGTCCTGCTGCTTCATTAAATAAGGCGCGAGAGGGAGATACAGTGAAAAGTTCGTTAGCAGGAATTAACATTGCATCGTCTGATTTTACCCACAATAATATGGTTCCTTTTTTTCGAGGATCAGTCAAACAAAATATGCATGATCGAGCGAATGGAACTACGTTGGATGAGTTTACAGGAGCTGGATCCTTACAATTCAATAAACGAGAACAATCCCCCATGTTTGAACCTGCGAAGGAACCCATGGGAAATCCCTTTGGATTAGAGTCCAGTACGGATTTCATGCAAGGACGTATAGTGGAATCGCGCAATCGCGCGAATGAAAAACCGTTTGAAAGTATTCGTGTGGGACCAGGGTTGAACCAAGGATATACACAGATTCCAAGTGGCGGCTTTCAGCAAGAAGCAGGAACGGATTTTATTCAATCACGCATGCCGCGAACGGATGATCTTCGCCCTGCTGATAAACCAAAATTATCATACTCTCAACCAGTTGTTCCAGGCGCTCATTTTATTACTACGAGTCTGGATCCTGCTACCTATGGCGATGTGAATAAGAATCGTCCTGATACCTTTTACATTAATGAGAAGGGGGAACGCAACTTTGGTGGAAAGTCTGATACAACAAAACCGATGATGGAAAGTATTCAGATTTTGAAGGATACCACGCGTCTTACAACCACGACGGATTATGCAGGTGTTGCTGCGCAAGTGGAAGGAAAAGCCACGTATACGGTGGGAGCCACTCGTACCCCATTGGTGAAACAAATGGGATCGTATGGAATTCGTAATGCAGATCTCAGTCAGTATACCAATCCAAATATGGATGCGGATGAGAATGATTATGGTAAATCCTCGATTGATATTCGCCCCAATGAACGCTTTTATACAGGAGGACGTGTGCATGCTACCAACTTGAAACCGGCTCAAGCAGGGGATGTCAGTCTTCCACTGCAAGATATTGCAAAGGGAAGTCGAAAAGAGTTGATGACAAATTGGGACTTTTTAGGTATTGCCTCTCCTACGAGTGAACAGCCGAAACTGACCATATACGATCCTGATGATGTGGCACGAACAACTGTCCGTGAAACAACCTTTGTGGAAAATTATGTGGGTACAAGTGCTCCTGCAAGTGCTCCCGAACGTCTTACGGTGTATGATCCTGATGATGTAGCACGCCCTACAGTTCGTCAGACAACCTTTGTGGAAGATTATATTGGTATTAAGGGAATGGCAGGAACTCCTGCACGAGACAAACATCGTTGGGCAGCCAAGAATATGCGCCAGTATCCCCAGAAGGAGCGCATTGCGGAGGGACGGGCTCCTCATGGTGTGATCAATGGTGGTTTGTTCAACGGGGAGGATAATATGAATGTACAGTATCGTAAGATTGTCGCTGATTCTGTGAATGATCGTGAACCGGCTCTAGATCGTGTCCAAGGGGAGGCAGCCTCCAAGTCCGCCGTAGGAATCCAACGCCCACGAGCCATTCTCAAGCTGAATGTAGCAACGGAGCGCAATGATCCTGTCTTTGTACAAGCTGTTGAACAGAATCCGTATAATATTGCACTTTACAAAGGAGGAGTTCCTGCAAAAATGGGAGAAGCTTTAGTGAATACAATTCCATATGGCAGCGGAGCCCAGATTCCACTCCAAACACCTTTTCCTAACTAAGAATAGGGATGGAACAAATACCTATTTATTGTATTAGTTTGGATCGACGGAAAGATCGATGGGATATTGTAAGGAATCAACCCGGTTTTAAAGAGTTTTCTCAGATTGAACGATTTAGTGCTGTAGAAGGGAAAGATATAGATGTTATAAAGGATGATCGAATTAGCTTAGTTGCAAAACGAAATATTCTATTACAAACACGTCGCGCCCATGAAGAAATTTCAACAAAAGGAGCCATTGGTTGTTATTTATCTCATGTAGGAGTGTGGGAACGGTTTATGAAACATTCTTCTGCTCCTTATATGCTTGTCATGGAGGATGATGTAGAACTTCCAGCGGGATCCCGGAAAAAACTAGAAGACTTTTTGGCATCCTCCACAATGATGCAGGATCCTAGTTCGTGGGATCTTTGCATTTTGGCACCAAGTCGCGGATTAACAGAACGAGGAGAGGTGATGCCAGATTCTACCTTGGTGCGATTAGATAAATTTTGTTCGACTGTATTTTACATAATTACTCGTCGTGGAATTGAACGAATGATGCCGCATATCTTTCCACTTGAAGTGCAAATCGATGGATATATGTCAGTATGTTCAACACTTCGTATTATTGATGTAATTGCACCCAATGTTGCACCCAATAATCGATTATTTAATTATCTTACTTCTAAAAGTGATATCTTTGATCAAACTGGGTGTGCTATTTGCGATGTAAAGACTAAATTTGAAAAGGAGAGTGTGATCATACCGAAAACAACGTATTGGCGGTATCAAGCAGAAGAAGCACTTCTCTTAGGTGTGTTAGCGTATGGAATGTATCTGACATGGTCGAAACATAAATAGACGCCCTAAATATAAATGAGCACCCGCAAAGCCGATCGTAAAAACAGAAATGTAACGCGCAAGCAATGTGGTGGAAAGCGCGCTCCTACAGAATGGACGAAACTTGTAACTGCTGTGTACAAGGAATTAAAGGCAAAAAATCCCAATGCAAAACTGGGAGATGCTATGAAGGAAGCCGCAAAACGTAGGAAGGCAAAGGCAAAAAAGGACTAAATAAGAAATAATATAATTTTAGGTCTTAAAGTGTTGATTCTACAACTCTTTAAGAATGTTAGATACTCCCGAATATGATCCTGCTTCTCCTAAAAACATTTCAGAACTGGTTGGAAATACAACAGTATGGACAAATTTAGCAGATCAGATTCGAACAAATACAGCTCCTCATCTGTTATTATGTGGACCAGCAGGATGTGGAAAATCAATCTTTCTACGATTAGTGTTGGAAGGACGACAGGTGTTACGAATTGATTGTACGGCAAATGCTGGATTGCGAGATTCAAGGGATTCCATTCGTGCCTTTGCCAAAGGAGGACGAACTGCAACCGGTCATTTTCGATGGATTGTGTTTGAACACGCGGATTCATTGCATGCGGATACACAGGCATTTTTACGTCGTATGCTTGAAACAACGGCAGCTCATACAAGAGTTGTGTTAGAGGTGCGAGATATAGGAACCATTACAGAACCATTGGTAAGTCGTGCCACATTGGTACATGTCCGAGCTCCTGAGGAAACAGAAGTTATTTACGAATTGTTGCGGCGTACCAAGTTTGAAGTCCCCAAAGAACAAATTAAAGAAATAGCGATAAAATCAAAACAGAATATACGATCTGCTGTGTTAGAAGCATTAGCAGTTTGGAAATGTTCTTACAAGGATTCACAGAAGGAACTTATTAAATCTTGTTTGGATGTACGACCAAAGAAAGAAGAAGAATGGGTTTCATGGGCAATTCAAACAGAACAAACAATGCGCATGAATGGAATTGATTTACGAGAGATTTTGGTGGCGGGATGGACTCATCATCCGATCCTTTCGGATACCTTAGCACAATGGTCACGCTTAGGAGGAGGATCCTGTCGTGCCATGTTTTTTAGTGCACTTTATCAGATTTTACGCGCGGAAGGGATTGTAAAATGATTTCATGAAGAAAAGTAATATGGAGTCAGTAAGTTTGTACAGTGAGGCGCGAAATGAATATTTGAAGCAGATGGCATCCTGGCTATCCTCCCCGATTGTAGAGTTCTTTCGTGCCGAATATCAAAAAATATCCACACGTGATCCAGCCAAAGCCATGAGTAGTTTTCAAATATGGTGTGCGGATGTCCCAAAATGGAATCAAGATGTGATTGATACAAATGTATCGATTGTATTGGATAGTTGTCGATGTGATTATGTGGAAGAGCTAATGACGGCGGTCTTTATTGCACATACAAAGATGTTAACGGCAATTCGTGTCTCAAGTAAGCAGAAGAAGATGAAGATTACACTTCCCAAACTTGATCACTTCTTACATCGAGTGTTTATTGAGTGTGCACGAGGATTTTGGAAAGCTCCCTTTCTCTTTTTAGAGTCTGTTCCCATGATTGAAAAACAGAAAAATGTATTACAAATGGAATCTATGTGTATTGATGCATTAAGCGGAGCAGTACGATCTCTTCTTCCTGTAAAATCTATCTTGAATGAATATTTGGCAGAGGATGAAGAGGAGACAGAGGGAGAGGTAGAAGAGGAATCAGAAGAAGTGAAAGAAGAAGTAAAAGAAGAAGTAAAACCTAAAAAGAAAAAGGCATCCTTACCCATTCTATCTACAATTTCATCCTATACAGCACTGGAACCCTCTACAATTACAACAGTGGTGGAACCCTCTACAATTACAACAGTGGTAGAACCCTCTACAATTACAACCGTCATGCCGTCAACAATTACAGAAACAATTGCAATTCCTCCTTCCTTAGTGATCAAAGAAGATCATTCTGCAGTTCTTCCACCAGAACGAGATGGAATCACTGCTATGAAGATTGATACAGAACCCAGTGTTCATTTTACACCCTATGATACAGTATATGACGAGACAAAGGAGTCCATTAGTGAAATACGATATAGCCCTAAGATTAGTGTAGAAGATAAACCAGAAAGTCATTGGGGAGAGGATGAACCTTTGCAACGAATTCAAATTTCAGATACAGGATCTAGTTTATCGATGGAGGATATGGTAGATTTAGATGCTCCTCCTGCAGCATCTCCTGCAGCACCTTCTGCAGATGTAGTGGAAGAGGATATTCCGCTCACAGCCTCAGGTGAGTTTGAAGAACTGAGTTAAAATCATATTCCCTACAAATGCAAACACCCGCATTCATAGGATTTGCCATTGGAGGAGGATTGTTATCTACCTTTGCTGCCGCAGGGTGGGGATCGTATAAACATTCGAAACTCCCCGATCCAGCCTCTCTCTTTCGTTGGTTTTTAGTAGGATTAGTTACAATTGGATGTGCTGCCTATGCATGGTTGTTTGGAGCAGGAGGCGATCCATCTACACTTATTACATCCGTTGGTGAGGCATTGGAAGTGAAAGAAGTGATTCAATCTATCTCATCAAGTACATCTGTAACTCCCACCTTGCAGGTAGAAGAACTCACTGTAGGGATGCCTAAGTTTTAATTAATATTTTTCTATTTGAATCGATTATTAAATAATAAATTCAAATATATATTTATATTATTACATATACATCATTGCATGTGATACATTTGCCTCCTTTCGTTTCAAAAACTTTTCCAAATGCGATTTTTGAAGAGTAAACGGAAGGGCAAAGCCTTCAATCGCAAATGGAATCTGTTTGGGATGATTGTAAAAGCGCAATAGATTAATCTTGTTTACTACCGTTTGAATGCATCGTTTCAATTCACGAACCCCTGGTTCTCCATTTGTAAATGTTTCAATAATAAATTCAATCATGTCTCGACTAAACATTACCTTTTCAAACAATCCTACTTCTCGTAATGCCTGTCCCACCAAATAATCTTCTGCAATCTTAATCTTCTGTTTCACATTGAATCCTTCTACAGCAATATTATACATACGATCTTTCAAAATGGGATTTACCTTTTCATGATTGTTGTGAGAGAAGATAAACAAGCAACGAGACAGATCTAGGTTAATTCCTGTAAAATACTTGTCTTGGAAGCGATCATTCTGGGATCCATCCGTCAAATGAATCAACATGTTCATAATCTCCTCTCCCTTGGGTGTCTCAGAGACCTTATCCAGTTCATCAAAGTAAAAAATAGGGTTCATACATTTGGATTGAATTAATACATCGACAATCTTGCCCCAGGTAGATCCTTCATAGGTGTAAGAGTGACCATCCAAAAAACTAGCATCCGTAGCTCCTCCTAGCGTAATAAAGTGAAAGGGACGACCGAGTGCCTTTGCTACCCCATCCTTGATTAAGGAGGTTTTTCCAATTCCTGGCGGTCCATGAATGGATAAGACATTGCCGTGAGATTTGGGATTCGCAATCCATGAACTCACAAATTGCATAATCTGTAACTTGGCATCATCGTGTCCATAAATGGCACTATCCATGCAAGAGCGAACTGTATCCATGAAGGCACCACACTTTTCAGGACCATCTTCCATCTTGACTGGTAAATCCTTGTATACTCCCATGGGAAGACCGGTAAATCCGTCAATCCAATGAGAACATTTGTAATATTCTGTAGAGGAAGGATCAATATTGCATAATGCATTGTACTTTGCCATAGCAATACGTTGTAATCCTGGATTCACCGCCACCTTCTCTAAAATCTTAAACTTAATAGGAACTGTTACTTCTGCAGGACTTGCCTTATACTCAAGTACCTTTAATAACAAATTCTGCTTTTCTGGGATTAAGGATTTAAAATAAGTAATATCGGTATCGATGTTATCATCATCTTCTTCTTCCTTTTGTACAAGTTCTACAAAGCGTTTCACGAGTGCCGGCTCTTTTTTGAGATTGTATTTAAGTGGTTTATTGGGATCTCGTCCTTCTCCAAACATATCACTAATCACAATATCAATCGAGGCTTCCTTTCGTTTGCGGGGGCGTTCCATTTCTTCACTGTCCTCATCACTTTCATCCTCCGTCTCTTCCTCTTCACTCTCCTCTTCTTCAGTCTCCTCTGTTTCCTCACTTTCTTCATAACTCTCTTCCGTTTCTTCTTCAGATTCTACAATCATTTCTTTGTGTTTCTTAACAACTAATTGAGGAGAAATATGTTTTTTCTTAAGAGGTTCAATAATACTAAGTGTAGGAGACACTGTTTTCTTAGGAAGTTCAATATCCTTCGGTCCGCCATGTTTAATAATCTTTTTGATGATTTTTCGAGCTTTCTTTGCAGCACTACGAACGGGTCGTTCTGATTCACTTTCTTCATAATCATAGTCAATCAGATCACGAAGATTTCCTTTGCTATCAACACTACTATCATCGTCACTGGAAGGAGGAGGAACCTTCTTCTTCTTTCCAGGAATGGGTATCGGGGTGGATCCTTTTGGCATGGCTTACTTTCTTACCGGTTGGAATCCTTAGATTGTTTTTTAACGGCGATTGTTCTTGCGAGAGTTCTTGCGATTCTTGCGAGTTACCACACGACGAATGGCACTGTTAGCACCATTGGTGACATTGTGAAGAACACGGTTTGTTCCATTCGTAAAACTCTTTAAGGAGTTTCGAACAACATTTTTGGAACGGGAGATTGCACGGGTCGGGACATTTACAATAAGATTGAGCGTATTTTGAGCCACCTTGCTCACTGTATCAATTACATCTGTCGTAAGATCACCAAGGGTGGAAAAAACACCTCGACTTTTACGCGTACGATTGACCATTCTATTCTAGAACTCTAAAATTTATACAAGCTTTAATGCTTCTACAATATCAAGCAATGCAAATTTTGCTTGGGATGAGAGACCGGGAGGTAATTCTGAAATAGGTGTCTTTGCAAAGGTAACCAAGCGAGCCAACCATTCACCGGAAGGACGAATCTTTGTTTCAAATAATAATTTTAAACAATCGGCATATTCAGTACATTCATTTCGATTCGTTTCCAAACTAGAGGCTTTCTCTAAGGAACGTGTTAATCCTTTTAATAATTCAATATAGGATTCAACTGGAAGTTCTTTTAATATAACAAGTTCTGCAATAAATCGACTGTATCCTCTTCGCATTCGTTTGCGCTTTTGCGCTTCTAGAAATTCATCATAATTTGCAGCACTCACATCGGGAGTTCCAATTGTATCATCAAAGATCAACATAAAGTTTTGAAAGAGTCGAAGCATTTCCACACGAACATGGGGATATTCACCCCCTAATTCATGGAGAAGACGTGTACATATTTTACATAAAATAGGACTCATTGCAGCTGTATCAAAGACCGCATTTACAAAATCAGTAAGAACAGAGGTATCCCGCGGATCCAGAAATTGTGTTAGAAATTCTTTGGTGCGATCATAATTTGAATCAGTCATTTTGTTTAATCGTGCTTGAATCTTACTACGTTCTGATTCTTCAAAACTCTTTCCTTTTCGTCCAGGACGCCATCCTACCACAGCAGGCTTTTCATCAACAGAGCTGTTGCTGGTAACAATCTCTACATTGCTACCATTAGCGGGTGTTGATGCTGGTGCGGGTGCGAGGGGTGGAAGAATGGATAAGGTGGATGATAAGGTGGATGATACTTCACTACTAGATTCAGCTTTGTAAGAAGAATTAGAGGAGTTATATCTTCCACCTCCCCCTTTTCCCCATCGACGCACTTCTTGAAATCCATCTGAATCAGATTTAACTGATTTACTTGCTCCCCGTAAAGAACTAAAATCACGAAATCCAGTTGAAATTGCTTTCATTTTAATATGTTTATCAACTATATCTACAATTTCTTTTGGAGATTCCGTATAACGATTTCGAAGTGCATAGATCGTATTTACAGAGGATGGAACCTCCGAGACTTTCAAAGTTTGAATACGTCTTCGTTCCATTTGTGTGTTTCTATATAGATTTATATTTAAGTGCGCATTGTATCAATTTTTAGCATCGCACCCCTTAAAAGAATGTTAGGATTGTATGTTGCAACAGATTTGGAACTCTCTTCCCTTCAAATTCCAACAAAGACAGTGGAAGGACACACTCATTTTTCAAATCAGCTTCTTCATCCAGTCACAGATATAAAAACATTGCAACAAATTCAAACTCCACTTCTTGCTCTTCGTCGGATTGATCTTACACCTCTTCAAACTGCCTTGACACAGATTCAACAGGTGGAATCTGTCTTTCAAGAGTTTCATATGACGCAAGATCCTTTAGTGGAAGAAAGTACGGAACAGATTGTATGGAGTCCTACAACAACCTTTGGACAGATTTGCAATCAATCACCCCTTCTCTTGGAATCCTTGATTGCATGGAAAACATTGGTACTTCCTGCTATTACCATATTATCTCCCCTTTTTGCAATCTTAATTCCGTATATTCTATTGTGCATTCATGGAAGTAATCCTCCGATTCAACAATATTTGGCAACCGTACGAACCATTGTAAGAGGTGCCATTACAGTTCCTTCGATTCTACAAGCAAAAGGAGAACAGGATCGAATTGGCTTTATCTTAGAATCCTTGTATATTTGTATTATGATTGGTATTTTCTTGAGCAGTTTATGGACACAGGTGACAAGTGCAATGCATCTTCGAACGATTGCAGCTTCTTTGCGGGAGAAGGGAGCACACCTTCGATCCGGTATAACTGCCGCTCAATCTATGTATACCATCTTATCCAATACACCAACCAAGATTCAAACAGGACTTCGATCTCTCCTAATGGAAGGAAAACGAGTCTTAGAACCGTTTGAAGGAACTAATGATACAGGTATTGGACTCTTTGCACGCTTGTGGAAACAATCCAATATGTTGCACCAACTTCATCAATGGATTGGACGGGTGGATGTCTATGTAGCCATTGCCTCTTTAAAAACAATATGCTTTCCACGATGGAGTACCACTACAACTCAGATAGAGTTGAAGAATGTGATTCATCCTATGCTAGCAAACCCTATTCCAAACGATTTTATTACAAAGAAAGGAGCCATTTTAACGGGACCCAATCGTGGAGGCAAATCCACTTTTTGTAAAGCAGTTGGACTTTCTATTTTATGCGCACAAACATGGGGATTTGCCTTTGCCTCTAAAGCAAATCTAACTCCCTTTGCACGAATTGAAACAGCCTTGTCCCCTGCTGATACATTGGGACGTGTATCCTTATTTGAAGCAGAAATTGAATTTGCAAAAGCAGTGGTGGAAGCTCCCGATCGTCCCTTGTTTGTGATGATGGATGAGATCTTTCATTCCACCAATGCACATGATGGTGTGGAAGCAAGTCGTGTCTTTTTAGATCGATTATATGCCTTACCCAATACGGTTTCACTCATTAGTACTCATTATCGAACCTTGGCAGAAGAGTTTTCGATTGTGGAACAACTCCAGGCAGAAACTATTCCAAAGGATAATCGCTTAGAGTATACGTATAAGATTCTTCCCGGTGTTAGCACGGCAAGTAGTGTGATGGAAATATTGCGTGAAAAAGGATTATTGAAAAACCACACCCCCTCAACAGAACTATGAACCTACCTGATTCGTTCTACATTGCCCTGTGCATGACCGTTCTTATGCTAGGAATTGTGTATTGGTTTTGGTCGCAGAATCAATATTTGCTTCGTAAGATCAATCTGCTGGAGAACATTGTGTATGAGTTAAAGACCATTTGTACGAGTCCACCGCCGTCACCGGTGGAACCCACGTCTTATCCCCCTGCACCTGTTTCCGTGATGGAAGAGGATGAGGAGATTCTTGCGGAACTATTGGAGGAGGAGGAGGAAGCGCTTCATCCTCTTCAACGCCCTCCTTCTCCTCCCTCTACCCCCCCTTCCGAGGAGGAGGATCTTCAACCAGGAGGAGTGGGAAGTGGTATTAAGGAAGTAACAGAGTCTAGTAATATATTGGAAACAATGACATTGAAGGAACTTCGTCGCTTGGCAGAGCAGCGTGGAATTAAGGGTGCCGCCGAACTGAAGAAGAAGGAGCTGCTATCCCAGTTAAAGGGAAATATTCCATCACAGTCGATCATGTCTGCTTTCGTAGATGGAACAGAAGAACCTGTTTCAGGAGTCGATGTGGTGGAACTTTCTAGTGCATAGTTAGAATGCTAGGATACGCACCTGTTCCACAAAGTCGTCCAAATCCTGGACAATGCTATACCACTCCCGATCCTCAATTTGCACGGGAAGGAGCTCCTGCTCGTATGGCAGATGGACGTCTTTTCACCGATTTTCGTCCTACCTGCTCCTCCTATCCGGTCGCAGCCTGTGGAACCTGGGGAGACAATGAAACTCGTCTTCGTATGACCAATGGTGCCACTGATTTGATGAATGCTGGTCGTAGCATGATTTCTGCCAAAGTCGATCCCTCTTCCTGTGTGGATACCATGGTCCCTGAACTCTATCGCCGTGTTTGCACCTGGAAAGGATGCAAAACCATTCCAGGACATTTTGCAGGCATTGGAACTGGTCGTGTCTATGTAGGAAGTGCTGCTGGTGCAGATCCTGCTACCAGCTCTAAACTGTCCGTCCCTCCTCTTCCTGGCACCTTTCCTCGTATGGGACTCGCTCCCACCGATTGCTCGTTCGCTGGTGGAAATGAAATTCGTGGCGGGCGAGTCAATTCTTATTCCGCTCCTCGTATTTAAAAAATT